GCAGGCAAGGTGTCGGGCCGCAGCCTCGCCCGGCTCACCATGTCGCAGGCGATTGATGCCACTGTGAACGAGATCAACGAGCGCGTCCAGCGTGGCGGAGCCTTGCCGGGCTGGCCGAGCGGGTTCCCGTCCATGGATCAGCGCACAGGCGGGCTACAAAAGGGCCGTGTGACCATCTTTGCCGGGCTTCCGAGCGATGGAAAGAGCGCCATTATGCAGAACTGCGCCCGTAACGCCCTCATGGCCGGAGCTAAAGTTGGCTGGTATTCGCTAGAAATGCCCATTCCTGAGCAGACGTTGCGCATTCTGGCCGAGCAGTCGGGCGTGGATAACGGCGACCTTTACAGCGGGCTACTATCCCGAGCACAGCAAGATTTGCTAACGCGGGCTGTTCGTGAGTTGCGCGACAAGGGCGCGGTGATGGTGGATACTGAGAATGCCACCTCCGCCGACATCTTGGCCGATATTGAGCGGTCGGGCTTTGATGTTGCCGTGATTGACTACCTCCAACTTTTGGAGCCCGGCGACGTTCGCAAGGGGGCGAGCCGTGAAGAGGTGATTTCCAGCATCTCCCGCCGCATTAAGGCCGTAGCAAGGCGGACAGGCTGCCACATCCTAAGCGCCAGCCAGCTTAACGACCAAGGCCGCCTCCGTGAGAGCCGGGCCATCGGCCAAGATGCTGATAGCGTGTACTTGGTCAACAAGTGCCCCATGGAGCGCAAAGACGGCAAAGCCACCGACGCCGACGACCAACTAGAGTTCGACGACACCCGCCGCCTTCTTTGGTGCGAGAAAAACCGTGGAGGCAAACGGCATTGGGAATTGCCTTTGTGGTTTTTTGGATCTACATTTACCTTTAAAGAAATACAGGCCACTGACAGCATGTAACCCCAGACATCCGACACCATGACCACCGAAGACGCCCTCTTTACCCTCCCAGCCAGCCCGCCGCCAGCCCTGGCCCGCCTCCGGGCAGAATACGCCGAGTCCGTGGCGGCATGGCACGCCGCAGACGAGCACGAAGACGAAAGTGGGGAGGCTGTGCCCCGTGAGGTCACTCGCCGAATGCACCGCGCCGAATGCTGCCTCCGCGCCGAAGAAGCCCGGCTGGCTGCCCTGGCCGACACTAGCCACTGCGCCGAGCTTGGCGTGGCTTTTGCTGAACTTCCACACGCGCTGCCATGACTGCCACCCAAGCCTGCCCCATCGCCCGAGCCGAGGCCAGCCTAGCCGCCATCTTCGCCGCCTGCCAAGCCTACAAGGCCCGCCACGCCCAGGCCCGGCAGGCCAAGGCCGACGCCCGGCTCGCCCAGGGCGGGCTATGGTGGCGGAAGGAGGGGAACGAAATAGGTCAGCCACCGCCGCCGGGAGCGAGCGAGGCCGACACGAAAAATCTATGAGACACAACAGGGCAACGAAACGGAAACGCGGGCGGGTGTTGGCTGCACCGCCATTGTTAGGCACGTTTGGCGAGCAATACGAAGTCAGCCTCGACTACCGGAAGCCGGATGGATACTGGGTGTGCTCGCACAAAGAACACGTCACCGTGCCGGTGGTGCATGGAGTGAATGAGAAGAAAAACCACGCAGCGGCGGAAGCCATCGCAAAACAACGATACCCAAAATGCAGAATCAACAGCGTGACATACTGCTAGTGCCTAACGACAAGCTGACCCACGGAGGCCCGACTAATGAGCATTGAATCCACAAAAGACGAGCAACGGGACTCCGTTGCGGTCCAGCGCCTTGTTCGGCAGGTTGAATGCCTGACCGAAGCTGTGGCGTCTCTCGCCTACTGCCTTCAGCGCGGCCCATGCTGGGGGTCAACTGGCGAGGTAAACAACGCACTCCAGAAAGCGTGGCGGCTGGTGGAGCAAGCCCGAAGCAATCCGCCGAACGCCAAGGATCACGCGACCGATGGGGCTTAGCCACAAATGAATCTCAACCGCCAAACGATATGACCGAAGCTGTAAACCCCGAAGTAAAAGAGCAGGCCCCATCTGGTCGCGTGCATCCTCTTGTTCGCCATTCGTTGTCGCGCAAGGCTGGATGGCGGATGCCTGCGAATACCGTGAAGGTGTCGCGCCCTGGCAAATGGGGGAATCCGTTTCTCGTCGGGCCGGAACGCACGCAAGTCGAGGCAGTGGGAGCGTTCCGAATCTGGCTCACGACTGAGGGCGTGACGGCTGGAATCCACGAACGCAAACAGTGGATGCTCGACCACTTGCACGAACTGCGCGGGAAAAATCTGGCGTGCTGGTGCAAGGCAGGCACGCCGTGCCATGCCGATGTGCTGCTCGATATGGCGAACAGTACGGATCATCCAACGAATTGACGACATATCACGCATCCGTATGGTGCAAACCCACACCAACCCCATGACTGACCTCACCCTATCCGAACAAGCCTTCTCTGCCGTAGCCGCCGCCCTAGCCCCGCTCCCGCCCGCCGAGGCCGAGGCCCTGCTAGCCTTCATGTTGGCCTCCGTGGCCGTGAAGTACCGCACCGGCCTCCCCGCCTCCGGCATCAAGGCCGAGCTGGCCGCCAAGCTCGCCGTGGCCGTGGACGGGCTGGCTGGGCCTGCCCAGGCTTACGATGCCGCGCAGGTGGCGGGCTAGGCTATGAATGCGCTCGTCCATCACTACACGCCAGTAAATCGGGATGCGGCGTTCATCCTGCGCCCATCCACTCTGCAAGGCCAGCCAAGCGTGCCGATTGAACGGCAAGGCGCTATCAGCAAATGCCCGTACTGCGGCGGGCGGGCCTACCGGGGCGGATGGTGCTTTGGCTGTGGGGCCTCTCTGCCTAGAGTTGCCCTGCGCTGCGGTAAAGCAGGGACAGATTGCGAATAACCCACGGGCTTTGTTCTGCGGAGGTGATGGTAAAGCGGATCTTGACTGCTTCTCCGCCAAGTTGGCACATTATTTTTCTAAGTTGCTGTGTCCCTGTGCTGTAAAGGTCATCTATAGTGCGCGTGACGCTAAAACCGGATTTGTTGACTAGCTCAATATCCACCCAGGCTCTGCTGTTTTTGATCGTGGAAAACAGCAGGCCGGTAAATTGTTTGAAACTCGAAAGCCTACCCAGGTCAATAAAGCCCGTTTCGATTACTGCCTGATAGGCTTGATAATATCTAAAACCTCCTCGGTCAACGTAGCCATATCCGGCATATTGAACCGGAATCGGGTCAATGATGGCGTGCGGAGTGTAAGCAGAGCTAGAGCTAAGCTCATCTCCGCTGTCATTTTGTTGGCGCGAGTCCATGAAAAACAAGTTTCCGTCCTCATCGCAAAAAACAGTTTCAGGGCGCTCCGCCTCCATCTTTGCCACGCAAAAGACTTTAGGGTATGTGAACTCACCGACGACTCCATTGTTTTGGAAGTCAAAAGCAAAGCTCGTAAGTGTGTTGTCTTGTCCAGGGAACGAATACCAGTAAAGCTCAGAGCGAAGGTCAATATATGTGTTCACACGGTCAGGCTGCTGGCCGATGCGGTCAATGTTGGCGATGTCGAGGATGTACTCAATGGCGTCTTTGGTGCTGGCGGCAATGTTGCGGCGTCCATAGCGAGCGCCACTAAACTCGTAGATTTGCAGGTCGGAGCCCAAAAAGAAGATTTTAGAGTTTTCGTAGTCTGTAATGCAGGCTGGGTTCAGCGCACCTACCGTAACCTGTGGGATGTGCTTGTCTGCTGTCGGATCGGAAGGGTTGAGCAAAATGACGCCGTTGTTGGTGTGTACATGCAATCGGTAGTCATCCGTATAAAGCGCCGTCACTCGCAGGCGACTGGTTTGCCGGGCGAGGCTGACAAGCTCTGGTTCCTGCGAATATGCGCCTTCTGGGCAAATCTCATCGTCAGTCGCAGTCTTGGAGACATAAAGCAGGTCGGGATTATCAAGACCGCCACCGAACCAAGTCTGTCCGCCCACCATGACGACATCCTTGTATGGCAAAGGCCGGTTTTGGTCAACTGACATAGCGGAACCGATTTCTGTATTCGTGCCGACCTGCAATGTCTTTGTGCCAGACGTATTCGCCACCTCGCCTACAAATGACCACACGGCAGCCGTGCCCTCTCCAAACTGGAAGTACACCCGGATCAAATCAAACCGCCCGCCCTCTGCCGCCGGGTCTGGCGTGATGGTGACAAGGATGTCTGAGCGGGTGGACTCGTCCAAGATGATCGTGTTGGAGATGTCGGAGGAAACGCCCTCGTAGCCTAGCCTCTCCGTGCCCGAGTCGAAATAGCGCAGATACACCGTGCAGGTCTGGCTAGTCAGGCCCTCCGAAGTGCCCGCCCCCAGGCCGCCCGACAAGAAGGCCGGGCCGTAGCTGCCAGTGTCGCTTGTGGCATCGGCGGCGGACTTGGCGGCCTCCAGAATGCCCACAACGCGGGTATCGGCGTTGACGTAGGCCACGATGGCGTCGGTGGAGTTGATGGGGCCGGTGCTGCCCGTAATGATGGTGTAGAGGTACGGGTTGCTGGTCGTGCCGCTGCCGGAGAGGGTGGAGCTAATCGAGGTGGCGTAGGCTGATTGCTGGATGGCTACTTGAATGCGATTGTTGCCGGACGAGCCGGGGAAGTTCGTCGCGTCCGCCGTGAACGTGAGCGTGGCCGTGCCAGCCCTGACCGCCGTTCCTGTGGGCACAATGCTTTGCGTGCCACTGCCAGCCGTGGTGAGATTGATCGCCGCGCCGCCAGCCGTGGCCGCCAGTTTGAAGAAAAAGACGTTCGTGGACACGTCCCGCATGTAGTAGGTCGTAGCCGTGGCGAGGGGGGCAGGCAATGTGCCCGATGTCGTGACCGTGATGGCCTGCGCGTCGCTGTAGCCGTGGCCGAAAAGCTGGTAGAGCACCACGCCAGAGCCCGCCGTGGTGATGTCGATGGCGGCCCCGCCAGCCGTGGCGGCTAGGCTTGTCGTCGTGCCAGACACCGATTTGCAGTAATAGAGCGTGTTGTTGGTGAGGCCAGCCGGGGCCGAGGTCGCCACCAGCAAGACGGCCATGCCCTCCGTGGGCAGAAAGCCAGACACGGCCAGCGTATTAGCCGAGGCCGAGACAACGCACGTTGCTGACGCTGAGTAGCTGTAAACGTAATCCGTCGCCACCACGGGCCGGAACATGAAGGCCGCCGAGCCCGCCGAGCCCGGCAAGGCCCACTTGGCCTGCACGTTGCTGGTGCCCGCAGGCGTGGCCCGGCTAATGACCGGCGTGGCTGGCTGGACGTTGCTGCCTGCCGAGCGCCACTTGCCCGGCGTGGCCGTGCGGCCTAGCTGGAAGATGCCGGGCGTGTCCACGTTGTTGGAGAGCATGAGCTGGGTCGCCGTGCGCTTGCCATACCAGCGGGCGTTGGCGTCGAAGCCCACGGCCAGCACTTCCCAGGTGGGCGGCCCGGCGCTGAAATCGTAGTTGCCCGAGGTGAAGCTACCGTCATCGCCGCCGTAGAAGAGTCCGCGTGCCTTGCTCTGGGTGAGGTCGTAGAAGAGAATGAAGTTCTTGCCCTGGCGATAGACGCGCACCAGCACGGTCTTGTTGGCCGCTATGGCCGCCGAGTCCACGCCCACGCCGGACGGGTAGCCGGTGAAAGGCAGGCTGCGGATCTTGGTGGCGGCGGTTTCGCTGGAGAACGTGGCCCAGAGTCGGGTGTACTTGGGAATGCCTTTTATTGCGCCAGTTGGCCGCAAAAGAGTATTGATGGCGCGTTGCAAACGCCCTCCCATATCGGTGGACTCGATGGAGCTGGCGAGAGTGCCAAACTCGCGGACATCGTGCGTGTAAAGTTGTGCGCCCATTATTACCTCTGGTTCGAGTAGCGGTAGCGTTTTTGAATGTTGCCCGCAATCGTGAGTTGGGAAGCCTTAGTCATGGCTAGGGTGTAGTCGTCTTGGAGTTCAGACTTTGGAATGCTGCAAAACTGGTACGAAGCGAAGAACCAGCGAACCACCGGCAAAAGAATCTCAACGTCTTTTCCTTGTGGCATGAGGGTTGTGCGTGTGTCCGCCAGTGTAGTGACTGGGGCAAAAACGAGTTTCCTAGCATCATAAACGAGCTTGTGAGCCTCGCCCGGCAGCGTGTCGAGCATGAGCCCGCCGCGAAGCGTACCAAGCACCATCTGGGCGTAGGGCCAGTAGCGGGAGGCAAGTTGCACCTGCTTTTGGAGGGCCAGCACAAGCCCGGCGTAGCGGCGGTCCCAGTCCATGCTGTAGTTCATCCAACCCATGTTCAAGTCGGAGGCTCCCTGGGCGGGCAGGAGGATTGTTTGCTTGTCGAGGCTGACAGGGTCCATAACTTGGCGGACTCCAGTAGGCATCATAATCCAATCATTATACACCGTGGCCGAGTAAGTGCCAGACGCCCCCATGAACGGCTCGGCTAGGGCCGGGGCGGACGGGCTGGCCTCGTCCTCGATGCGGTTGAGCGTGCTGTCTCCCGTGATAAGGATGCCGCACCCTGGCATCCAAGTGGAGACGTAGCCGCCGGTAAACGTAACCGCTTTGGAATACTGAACGCATGTCACCGTTACCGTGGCGGGCGGCCTGATCACCTCGGCCTGATCTGGCCGTACTTGATAGTAAACGGCTGGGTTTGACTCGCCGACGTGTTCTAAACCACGGTTGATGTCGCTTATCAGGCGGGCCTCCAAGTTGGGAGGTCCATGCGACACATCCTCAAGGCCAGCCATGCCAAGGAGTTCGTCACGAATTGTCTGTACGATAGCCATTCCTCAGCTATACCCCGCCCGCCAGCCGTGGGCAAGCCCTTTTCAGAGCGCGTAAACCAGCCCGCCAGCCTCTCTGAACGCCTTTGGCTGGCTCCTGACCGCCGAGGCCGTGACGGGGAAGCTGTGCCCGGACTTGGCGGCGAGGGCGGCTAGGCTGAGGGGGCCGGAGGCTAGGGCGGCCTTGAGGGCGGCCTTGAGGGCGGGCGTGATGCTGGGGGCGATGTCGCGGAGGCTGGCGGCATATTGACCGGCGGTGAGGCGTGGGCGGTGGGTGGACATGGCAGGAAGCGGTTAACTGACAAGGAACACCCGCCCGCCGTTCGTGGCGAACTGGCCCGGCAGGCTCTTGGCCGTGGCGCGCACCTGGGCGGGCGTCAGGCCGGTGGCCTTGGCTGCCTCGGCGATTTTGAGGCCGCGCTGGCTAACGGCGGAGGCTAGGAGGCGGGCAGCCTCGGCTTGGCTGGGCTGGGCCTCGGCGGCCTTGGCTGCTTCGATACATTGACGCTCGCGCTCTTTGTCTTCCTCCTGCTTTGGGGTGAGCGGAGGCATCACGTTGGCGGTGGTGGGGGCGTTGACTGCGCTATAGCTTGTGCTGCCTGTAGGCACGCCGGAGAATGGCGGGTTGCCGTTGGCGTCGTAGAGCGCGGCTTCGACATCGCCCACAGTGAGCTTGGCCTTGTCGGCAAGGGCCTTCATCTGGGCCTCCACCTCGGCCAGCGTCTCCACGCTAAATCGTTTCTTCAACTCATGTGCAAGGCAAGCCTCCGCCGTCGGGTGTAGGCTACCGTCCTCGGCCTCAAAGTCCACGTCTGGCACAGGCCGCATGGGCTGGTAGGCCGCCAAGTACGGCCCGGCTGGCTTGTTCTGGTCGTCCCACTCGGCGCGGGTTAAGATGCGGACTGGGTAGCCTTTCTTGGGCCTCACGTCTGAGCGGGCGCGTGTGGGCAAGGTCTGGCCGTTGCTGGCGGCGATGGGGAAGGCTTG